TATACATTATACGAAGTGTTTTAAATATAAGCCCTTGATTTACAAAGGCTTTATTTTTTAAACTTGGCCTAATGGTTTTGATTGAGTCGGTTTCTGAGGAACCAAATCCAATAAAACTAAAGTTGAAGTCTTACCATTAGATACTTGCTCCATAGTTACATCAGCAACCAAAGGAAATTCTAAGTCCTTAATCTTTTGGAAGTTTGCAGACGAACCCCATTTAATTTGCTCGCCAACTTCACCAACGAAGTTATCGCCATCTTGCAAGTCAGCTTTATAAAAGATTACCGTTGAATCAAATACACGGCCGTTAAATTCGCCTTTAGAACTTTTTGCACCTAGTACAACCATTGTTGATTTAAATTGCATGGATAAACTCCTGATAAGATGGATAATTAAGTAACGGCACACCTTCAAATAATGGCGTATCGTTAATAATGTTATTTTGAATCGGTTGATCGATACGCAGAGCTTGCATAACGGCAACGTGTGAGAAATTCAGACGCTTAGGTACAACATCCTTGTCTGATGAAATTAAGTTCAATAAATCCGCATCATTAATAAATTTACGGAATTGACGTATATATTTGCCAAATTGATGCTTAACAATTTCAAGAGCCTTATCAACATTAATATTTGCTTGCTTTTCAATAAGTTCGCACTTCTCAGGAGCAATAAAATCATTAAGTTGATTGGCTAAAATCTCAAGTGCTGGATAAGCACCTTTAAAATAAGGACTTGGATCAACAAGAATATCTAACGGCAAATAACGGTCAGTAGACTTAAGCTCTAATTCAGCACGAGTCCATAGACTTAAAGCATCACCTTCTTTTTTTCCACGTTCATAAAAACGCAAGAATTTAGAGCTAGAACGGTTCCCGATTGTTAATGTACGACCCTTGCCGTTAATACGTTTCCAGTCACCAAGTTGGTTAATTTCAGGATTACAACCGCCACACCAGAAAAGATTCTGAGAGTCCCATTCATAAGCCATATCAACAGAAACCCATTCGCTTTCGAAATCATCAAAAGCAAGGTCTACACGGTTTAATTTAGGTGAAATAGCTTGTTCTTTCATGAACTTATATAACTGCTCATTCCAGCCTTTACGTGCTAAAGCACAGCCCGTACCGTTAATTTGAACAGTGATACGTTTATTATTATGACCATACAAGACAATCCCCAAGTTATCTTGCAGGTCATATCCGAACTTATTGAAATGCATGCCTTTATCTCGCTTCTGAGCGATACCAAAGCCAAAAATTTCAAATAAAATCTGATCAAGCCATGTTTCAATTGCATCACCAACAGCAAGGTCTACTTGCTCAGGTTGCAAATGAACATACTTATCGCCAAATGTAGATTGGCAAAAACTAAAAGTAACCCAATCAATCCCAACAATGCTGTTATCGATCGGAACTGTACGAAGCACAGGTACAACACCTTGCGGAGTTGAAATTAAATTGTAGTTATCTAAATTTCTTGGGAAAGCCCAAGATTCAGATGCCTGCACCTGATCCGCTACCCCTATATTATAAAAAGGGGTGCTTACTGCCGTGTTTTGCGTAGTAATGGCTAATTTTTGTACAAATAATTCTTGGATAGAAGTTTCAGCAGGCTTCGCCTGCTTTACTGGCTGCTGTTCAGCAGCAGCAAGTTTATTTTTAACAATGCCATCAAGCATGTTCTTTAAGGTCTGCCCGTCTGCCAATGAAATTTGACCAAAAGCAGAATGCGCATGAATTTCGTCAAAGATAGATTTCTGACGATCAAAGATTTCAACTAGAGATAAAGATGAATTATCAAATTCAAGTATTTGAGACATTAAACCGTTCATAGGTCATCTCCCCCAAAAGCTTCAATTAGTTCAGCATTAGAATTCTTATAAAGCTCTGCATAAGCTTCAATCTTAGATGAATCATAAGACCAGTCAGAAGCAACAGCAGCGAGATGAAATAGACATTTCTCTGTAGAAATTGCAGGAGTCAAAGACTCTAAACAAGGCTGTGCATGATCAGAAACGATCTTAGCGACCTGATCAAAAGCAGCCTGAATAAAATCAGATTTAGTAAGAAATTCTAATGTATCTTTTTTCATGTAACGAAATCACATGCAACATTTTGACAGAAATATAACAGAATTGCGTGTGACACTGCAACATGTGACACAATAATAATGTTGCAGTGAACAATGTTAGGACACCAAATGAAAAAATCTGATCTATCAAAAACTTATAGAGTTCGTGGGGAATTTGTCGAGTCGGTTAAAGAAAAGTCACTAGACTTTATTATCGAAACTAAAGAAAGAATCGAAGAAGCTGATATTATCAATGCTTTAATTTACAAGCACTTAAAAGACCTTAGTGCAAAAGATGTAACAAAATATATCGAAGAAGTAAAAAAAGCAGACTGATTGTATTTGTTGATCCTGACTACTAAATCAAATCTCCCAACGCCCTTGCGGAGCTGTGCGGTTAGTCGGGCGTCGGAGCTCCTGCTCCTGCCCGCCCCGCTCCGCTGGGCGTCTCGAATTCGCATAATGAAGATTGATGTTAAATATCAATCGAGTGCGCCTGAAATGCTCGCATTGTTGACATAAAAAAAAGCCATTGTTCTACATGGCTTTTTTGAATGTCTAACACATTGATAAGTAACATAATCTAATTATTATGCGAACTCTCTAAGATAGTTTCAATGAAAACTTTTAAAAGAAAACCAATAAGGCATAAAGCTAGAAATTGAAATAAATCAGGGAAGGTAAATTCAGATGCCAAGGTCAAAACTACTTGTTCCGTATCCATGAAAAAGCCTCAAATGTTTCATTAATTGACCAAATTGCAATGTACGACCGCAATACTGGCATTGAGTGTAAGTCGATATATTATCACGTAAAAAGCCGTAGACTACGCCTTGCGACCCCTCCGCACAGCTACGGGGACTCGCAATTCCCCTGAACGACTTTTTATGGTTACTTCTACGGTAGAACATATAGACGGCTCTTAGTAATCAAAAAGAAGAAATTTAGATTTTCAAATCACCGCTGTAATCGGTTTTTGCTCTTTTTCCTCAGCCTTAACTGGTTGTAATTGCTGTTTATTCGGCTGTGTCTGCTCCGTAGGAACATTATTTAATGTTCCTGTACTCACAGACTCAGTCCGAGCGTCAGCAAAGTAATTAAACGGTCTATCGCCTTGATCTATAAGCTTCTTGCAGTCTGAACTACTAACATCATGCAAGATAGTACCTTGCTGTGTATATGCGACATAACGTCCATTTTTCTTAACGCAGCCACTAAATACAGGCTTTGCACTTACTTGATAAGAAACAGACTTTTGAATCTGGTCGTCATATGGTTTAGATGGGTTATATGAGACTTGTTCTGTCGGTGTTTGCTGTGCAGGAGCTACAGAAGAACCATTTTTAGTTATATCGCTAAACCACTTCACGCATTCAGGTTTTTCAACGTTAGCAGCCTTTCTACATTCAGTATCAGCATTAAACTCTGATTTAGTAGTTGTAGCAGTCTGTGTGGTTGTAGATGTCTGATTCGGTGCTTTAGATTGAGCAGCAGGCTTACCAGCAACCTGATCGTAAATGACATTGTCTTTAGTTGCAAAATGGTAAAAAAGACCAGCCATCACAACAACTACAGCACCAATAAAATAGATAAATTTAGGTATACGCTTTTTATGCGTATTGATGGTTGTTGATTTATAAAGCGTAAAAATACGATCAGCAGGCTTAAAAGTAAATTTAGCTTCACAGTTAATCTTATTCACTAAAGCATTAGGATTATCACGAGCAGACCCATATTGATAAACCTTAGGTGTCCAACCCCACGGACGTGTAATGTGATAGTGACAACCAATCAACTCTTTGACAGCAGGATGTAAATAACGTGTAGCTTGAGTAATGATATAAAAATCAAAACCTCTATGACGATGAATCGTAAGGTCCATGATCATAGGGTCTTCTGACTTTTTATTTTTATATGGTTCTACAAGTTGAATCTCGTCAATTACGATTACAGAACCGTCTGGAGCATCACGCCAATCATGAATCAAAGGTCTAGTGTAAGGAATTTTACAAGCTTTGATATTTGTATAAATGGTACGTACAGGCTGCAATAATTCAAACTTTTGGGGGCCATGAATATCATTGATACGGTCAACAATTTCGTTGTACCTAGTAGTTTTTTTAAAATAATCATCTGGACGTAAATCGTCAAATTCTTCATTTAAAAATAAAAAGTAATCTTCTGCTAATGGTTCAATAATCGTTTTACGGGCAGATCCTGAACCCTCTTCATAAGAGTAATAAAGAAACTCATCCTTAAACTTCTCAAACAAAGGTTTATTAAATTCGAATATAGTTTTGTTTTTACGTACATTAATGAAATTTGAACGTTCTAATTTATCTAATTGAGTAACAACAAAGGCCGTCTTAGATGCTCCAGGCGTACCAGTGACAAGATGTAGCATTTTTTATCCCCGTTATTGTTTCTTAAGTAAATGCAATGGAGAAGCTTGTCTAAAATGCTTGGTAACAATTGCACCAAGTACAAGCGAAAAGTAGATATCTAAGCCAGTAACGCCAGCCATTTGTAGAAGCACTACAGGCAATTGATGAACAGAATTACTAAAATGAGTAATCATTGTATTTATTATTGCTAATGATATACCCGCAGTACCTAGGGTTATCCCTGCACCCTGTAAAACGTTCTTTAAAAAACCTTTTTGGGCACTAGCAAACAAGGTCGATAAACTAGCCATTTTCTCTGACTCCTGAAACGATATAGAGCGCATGAAGTGCCCCAAGAGCTACAACAATCGGATAAACAAAAGCAGAGATAGACTCACACCAGATAGTGAAATCAAAAGAAAAATCTAATGTTTGCCCATTCCAAGAAAATGAAAGCGGTATCTTTGCAGGACAGGAAGTTGAAAAGCTGATTTGTGTATTAGGTTCTGGTTCAGACTGTACGTCTAAATCAAGAGTATTGTCGGTATTTTCAGGCTCTTTAAACCAGTCTTTAACCTCGGTCCATGTTTCAGAAGCAGACTTTTTACCAGTTTCCCACCAAGTCGTCATAGTCTGAGGAAATGAAATTACTGTTTGAGCCGCAGAACAAACAGTCGGCGCCCAGTCGCAGAAAACTGGGAAATTTAAAGTAATGTCAGACGGTAGAGCTGTAGGCGCTGATGGATCACCAGTACCAGCACCTTCACCCGTTGTGGGAGTTACTGAACCAGTAGCAGTATTGTTAGTTGGTATTGCTTGAGAGTTATTAAGCTGATTAATGATGTCATTAGCAGGAACAATTTGTTTTTGTTCATCTTCAAGAGCAGTATCAGCAACAGATGAAACATAAGCTTTACCTTCAGCTTTATCTGCTGTGGCATCACTTACAATTTGAGTAGCTACAGCATCATAAGGTAAATATCTTTCCTCTCGATTAGGTTGTGCGTTTGGATTGTATGCAGGGTTATTAACACGTGCAACACCAGAATTACCATCGTAACTAGTTGTTGTACTAGATAAATAACAAACTACTGATGTTGTTGAAGATGATGAAAGAGCAACTTTGTCATATTTCCAAGGAGTTTTACCAGACCACATAGTAAGGATTGATTGACAAATTGATGAAGGCACACCCGGATAACGAAAATAAGTTGTACCAGTTACACTGCTTTCATACTTCCACATATAAAGATCAGTAGGTTGCGGTGTGTTACTAGTAGGCTCAACATAATATTTAACGCGATTGTTTGCAGGATCCATTACGTAATCAACAGCACCAATCAAGGTTTTAATTGCTAAATCAACAGCAAGAACAGCACCAGTTCTAACAATCATTTTACTAACTTGACTAGCCGCAGGCGTAATCGCTGCTGTACCTTTAGCCGCATAGTTTTTACCATTCAAAACGATATTTTTAGTACCGTCATAAAACGTGGTAGCACCTTGTACAAGTCGTTTAGATACAGACCATCCTTCACCTGCAACAGTCGAGGCACGGACAGCATTAAAAGGCATCATGTGTATGCTAAACATCAATAATATAGTTAGATATTTTTTATAACGACCCATGTGACCACCACTATTGTTATAGGTAAAATCCAATAAAAAATTGAAGCTTCTGGCATACATCACCCCAAAATAAGGAAGCCCCCGAAGGGGCTAGTTTTAAGCAGCGTTAGCGCCTTTATTAAGTTTTCGATACCCGATAATGATTGCGGTGATAGTCGCAGCAGCAATCAAAACAGAAATAATGATTGCTTGTGATGCTGTGAGCTGACCAGTAATTGCAGTCCCAACCTCAGTTAAACCCTCAGCATGTGCAGTACCAGCACCCGCAAGAATTAAACCTGTACCCGCAGCAAAACGACCACGGAACTTTTGGAACCAAGTTTTTTGATGAGTTTGTTGAGCGATTGGTGTTACGTTTGAATAAGCCATGATGTTTCTCCTATTTAGGCTAGTTTTGCAGCTTTCATAATGAAGCTGTAAGCGATCAAAAGACCGCATATCTCCGCTATAGCTTTTGATATAGCGATAGAATCCTGCTGTGTAATTGCCAAGCCATTAAAGACATGAGCAATTGATAAAGGCACATAAGCCGTACACGTCTGCACGTTATTAACGATTTCAATAGCTGAGCAAACGTAAACGTCCATACTTACCCCTGACACTTAGACATGTGAAAGTACAAATACTGCCAATGAAATAGAGAGAGGCACTTTGGGCACTCCGCTTGATTATCCCCTAGCATTGCTATAATATTCATACTAATAATTCTCTAAGTTATTGATTTAATTGACATATTATACATTATACGAAGTGTTTTAAATATAAGCCCTTGATTTACAAAGGCTTTATTTTTTAAACTTGGCCTAATGGTTTTGATTGAGTCGGTTTCTGAGGAACCAAATCCAATAAAACTAAAGT